GTCCTGTAAAATAAAAACCTGCTGTGTGCATAGTCTTTTTAAATGAGTCTCTCCAATCATTAATTGATTGACCAACTTTTAGTACATAAGAAAAATCTTGGTAGTATTTACTGTCTTGTACTTTCATTGTTTGCTCAGATACATAACCATCTTCATTTAAAAACTTACCATCTGTATCTGAAACAGAAACTACATCTACTGTAGCACTAGCAACATCTAATCTTGTTACTGTTGCCGATCCACTACTTGTTGATGTTATTGTTTCGTTTAGAATAAAATTAGTATTTAAATCTTTTACTTTTAAAACTTGTGTATCTGCGTCAAAACTAGCAAGAGTACCAGTTGCACCTGAAGTACCACCTGTGATAGTGTCGTTAGAATTAAAGTTTCCAGATATATTAGTTAATAGTAAACAATTTCTAAATTTTATTTCAGGAGATGGAGAATTTTGATAACCTTCTCCTAATTCGTTTGTTTTTAATCCTATAACTCTTCCTATATCAGTACCGTTTGCTAAAATATTTGCATTTGAACCAGATGAGGTTATTGTTACATTAGGCAAGGTTATATAACCACTACCTTTGTTAATCAAAAATATATCTGTTATATCATTTAGGTCGGAGTTAGTAGCACCTTCCATTACAATTTTACTTCCAGCGTATTGATCTCCTCTACCAGTTTCATCTTCCATTAAAATATGTTCAGCACTTGTTCCATCTTCACCTGCAATACCACCATTAACAACTGAAACAAATCCTTCTGCATTAACACCTTCTGTTCCTGTATTATCAAAAACTAATTTATCTCCTACTGAATAACCTGTTCCTGTATTATCAACAACAATTTCTGATACTGATCCTGAACCTATAGCACTAATAGAAATATCAGCACCTACACCACCACCTGTTACAGTTAAAAAATCGCCAGTAGCATATAAGTTACCGTCATTTGTAATTGTTTTTAATCCTGGTATGCCTGTAATATCTGCTTTTATAAAAAAGTCATCTGTATCACTAGCAGTACCAGTAATTTCTTCACCAATATTAAATGTACCAGTCATTGAGTTTATGTTTAGTACAAATTCAGAAACTTCTTTATTTGCAATAACAAATTTCTTAATTGATTCTACAATAGCAGTTGCTGCTGTATCTGAACCTTTTATTGTTCTACCAACTAAATTTGTTGTATTACCTATTGTTGCAACTGCTCTTAAAACTTTTTGTGTATCCCATTGTCCGTCTGATACACGCAACATTTGTGTTCTAGGATAAAATGTTTCTGATACTTGATTAAATAATATTCTAAAAAATAATTCGTGTCCTGCTTGTGTACCTTTTAGTTGGTACATTGATTTAATATTTTTAATTAAATTTCTTTTGTCTAATCCTAACGCTAAAGTTTCAGGTATTGTTTTTAAAAATTCATCTCTAAATTTTGTTAAGAAGTTTGATATAACTTTGTCAGGATCTCTAAAGTTTGTTAAGTCCTGAATTGTTGATACAGGATTAGGACGATAATCATTAATTAATGCTTGAGCATTTGAATCATTACCTACTATAATTTCATCTTTATTAAATTTGTCTTGTGCTGATATATAAAGTTTACCGTTTGTTAAATCTTCGGCAAGAACTGTTGCCGTTGCCTTTGATGTAAGACCTGTAATGGTTTCACCTACTGCAAATTTACCAAATACAGTATCTTCGTAAATTATTTTATCACCTTGATCTTGTTGTGTTCTTTCTGAAGTTATTTTTGAACCGTCTAATAATAAATTGTCTTTTAGACCTGTTTCGTTTTCTAAAGTTATACCATCTGTATTTTCAATACTTGTAACCTGCAACATAGCAGATTCCATAAATTGATAATAAGTTTTTAAGAATTGAACAAATTGAGGGTGGTCATCAACTACAAAATCAGGTAATTGACTATTGATAAGTGATGAGATTTTATCATTAAACTTTGCCATAGGACATTAGTAACTTGATGATGTTGTGTAACCTACTCCTGCCTCGGAAGAACCACCTACAAAGGTATCTTCGTTAACATTTACAATTGAATTTGCAACATCTATTTCTAAAATTTGATCTCTTACAGGAACGACATCATTTGATTTAGGAGAAACAGTTACCTCTATATTAGTTGTAGCAGAACCTCTTATATCAGAAATAGACGCAACACTTAAAGAATTAAGAGTAACTTGTCCAGTTGAATAATCAATTGTTCCTTGTGTAGCATTTTGTACTGTTTTAATACCGCTTACAAGATAATAAACTCTAACATTCCCCATACCATCATCATCTAAAAACATTTCATTAGTATTACCAGATATTTTAAATCCGCTAGATGTTAAAACTGATTCGTGTCCTGAATGTGGATTGTAAATTGCATTTCTAAAGTAAACATCATACTTTGTAGATGAGTTTAAAGTAGGTGTAAAAGTTTTTCTAATTTTAACAGTTGTGATGTTTGATAAAATAGAATTATCTACATTATCAATTAAACCTGTAATTTTAGAGTATCTAAACACGCCGTCAAATGCTGTTAAAGTATTTAAATTGTAATTTGATATGGCAGTTGTAATTTCTGATTTTAAAGTTTCTGCTGTTTTAGTAGTTGAATTTTTATCAAACTTAGCATTGACTACTAACACAACTGAAGTTATAATTGGGTCAATTATTTCAGGTCTTACTGAAGCAACATTATAAGATTTTAATTTTGTTACTATATCTAATTTTGTAGCGTTTGTTAAAGGAACACCTGACTGACCTTTGACTGCAATCTTAACAACACCGTAAATAGGTGTTTCATCATCTTCACCACCCCAAGCACTTATAGAAGTTGCATTAGGATAAATTGATTTAACTAAAGTTTCGTAATCTGTTGTTGTAACTGCTCTGTCTTGTGATGTATATTGTAAAGGTGCATTAAATCTAATTGAATCTTTTGACTCAGGACCAGAACCACCTTGAGCTGCTGAATTTGTTGTTACACTAACATTTGTAAATCCGCCAACAGAACTTGATAATGAAAAAGATGAACAACCATTTGCCTCTTCTCTATTTCCTACAATGTATTCCATAATTACAATATTACCATCTGATAATTTTTTACCTATTACATCATCACCAAAATAAACTTCAAATCTACCTGTATCTGACTCTTGTAAAAAATATGCTTTTGATGTACTGTTTAAAGATTTTAATCCAGACGCTAATGTATAAGTATTTTGTGTAGTATCAGTTATAGAATTTTGAATTGTAATTTTTAAAGTATTTGTGTCGGCATTTACACTTGGTATAATAAATCTTTGGTCAACATCTGTACTATCTACTGTATATCTAAAATTAACTAAACTACCTTCATATAAATCTACACCAGAAAATTTGTAAACACCATTTTGAGGTGTCATAATTATTTCTTGGTTAGTTACGAATTGATAATTTACATTATCAACTATTGAAGTAAAAGATGTACCTTTGTTCATTGTAACTGTAGCACCTGATCCATTATTAATAGTTATATCAACATTTGCTAATGGCGATTTTGCTGATGTAGGAGTGTATCCTAACATCTTTGCTAATGAAACTACATTTTTTCTAATATCAGCACTATCCAAATATAATTCGTTTGCTAACATATTAGCATTGAATCCTAAATAGTGTGTGTTGTATGCTAAAGTATCTAACAATACAGCAAATCCTGAACCTTCAAAATTATAATCTGAAAACTCTGGTTGATCTTGTAAGAATGATTTTAAATTTGATTTTACATTATCAAAATCAAAATCTGCTACTACTAATTTATTACCTGCCATATTACCTTAATCTTTCTAAAAATGTTTCTACTTCTATTGGGTCTGCATTACCTACAACATAAAATTTAATTTTTAAGTCGTAAGCATTGTTGTCTATATTAGGTATTGCTAATACTTGACTTAAATTAATTCTTGGTTCAAAATTTATTAATACTTCTTCAACTTTTCTTTGTAATCCAATAGCAGTCAAAGGTGTCATTGGTTCAAATAACATACCTCTTAAACCTGAACCTATTTCTGGATGAAAAGGTCTCTCATAATTATTAGTATTAATTAAATTTCTAACACTCCTTTTAACTGCCTCTACATCTGTCAGTTTATTAACATCATTAGTAACAGGATTACGACCAAAGTCTAAATCCAAATCTTTATAGATTCTATTTGCTCTTTTAGAGTTATTAGTATTACTAGCATCGTAGTTAGGCATATCTCTTATATTTATACTCTAACCAGAGAAAACATTGGAAGAACCTTTAGTCATTGCTCCTGCGTCTGCACTATCACCTTTTCTAGCAACTGATAAACCACATACTCTTACAGTTGAAGAACCTGCGTTAACTTTTGCTACGTGAGGCGCACAAGGTGGCAATGGTGGAAAGGGGTGTGATATTGTTTTATCACTAACTCTTGCAATTAATATACTATTTGCCCGAACTGTTGATTGTCCTGGTGTTGCAAGTATAGTAGAACCAGCACAAGCGTGTCCTGTACTTAAACTATCCCCTTTTCTACTAACTGCTGGCATTATGCACTTCTTCTACTTGCTTCTAATTTCGCTTTTGCGATTGCTCTTCGTTTTTCAACCATAATTGATTGTCTTATTTTTCTTCCCATAGGGATTTTTACTGAAGTTTCTATTTTATTGCCTTTTTTAGTAATAAATTCAACTCCTATTCTTTCATCTTTGAAATCACCTTGAACAGACATAACTGCCTTCTTCAAACTCATTGCTTCTTTCTCTTTTTCGTCACCTGCTTCATTCCAAAAC